AAAGATATAATAACTATAGGAATACAAAAAGAAAAACTGATAACTTATTTTTAATAGCATCAAGGGTTCGCGGATTAATAAGAACTTCTTTAAGGCGTGATGGGTATCCTAAAAAAAGCAATACTGAAAAGATACTTGGATGCTCATTTGATAAATTCAAATCATACATTGAACAAAGATTTCAGGATGGAATGACATGGGAAAACAAAACCCTATGGCATCTTGACCACATTGTTCCTGTATCCGTTGCGAAAACAGAACAAGAAATCATCAAGCTGAATCATTACACGAATTTTCGTCCACTATGGGCGAAAGAAAATCTTGCCAAAGGCAAGAAGCAGACAATACAACTGCAAATGTCGGTATAACCCCAACCCATAAATCAATCCAATGAAGACACACCAGCAGTGTGAACTAGAATTCACTCCAATCCTACCAGAACCCAAGGATGTCAGCATCTACGCTCGCTTCCTGAAGTTCCATTCCAGCAATCCAGAGGTATACAATAACCTTGTCCGGCTCGCTCGCGAATTCAGGGCAGGGAACAACTCTAATCGCAAGATGGGCATTGCCATGCTCTTTGAAGTCTTGCGCTGGAATTATTACCTGAACGTGGACATGGGCGAAGAGGAGTTTAAGTTGTCCAACGATTTCCGCGCCCCTTACGCTCGCCTGATCATGGAGCGTGAGTCTGATCTTGCAGACGCATTCAACACCAAAACATCAGTCGTAGATTAATTTTATGGCACTAGCAACAGACCCAAAACATTTTATGGACACACAAACCGCATACAAAACACAAAAGCCGCTCTATGCGGACATTACCAGCAACCAGCCATTTTATATGGTAGTACGACTAGGAAGCAACGGATGCCAGCAGGCTGATTCTGCTCCGTCTGTCCGCTACGATGACATGATAGAGGCTGGTGAAGAGGCAAAACGACTAGCATCTAAATACCCCAACCATCCAAGAGGGTTTGCTGTAGTAAAGGCCCTATATATTTACAAAGCAAATGTAGCGATTACTAGGAACTGCTTAGAGGAAAAGCCATTCAAATCATTGAACACAGCAGAATTTTAATACCATGAGTAATAACACCGAAAAAGACCCTATCTGGAAACAGCAGTGGAAGACCCTTGGCATTAGATACCTTGGAAAAGAGGGAACTGGACATATCGACCACATGGATCGCTTTGAACACGCCTTCACGCTTGGGTACAAGGCCGGAATCAAGCACTGCGAGGACATCGTTGATCGCGTTGGCGAGGCACTGAAGAACGAACAGGAATAAAGCCATGCCTATCCGAATGCTTCGCGATTGGACTGATTCCTATCGCTTCGACAATCTGTCTCCAGAGGCAGAGGTATTATTCACACGCTTGCTTATGAAAGCAGACGATTATGGTAATTTTCATGGTGACTCTCGCATCATCGAAAGCATTTGTTTCCCGCTTGGGTGCAAGTTCTCAGTGCAGGATGCTTTGTCAGAGCTTGGCAATCGCGGGTTGATCATGGCATACGAGGTTTCTGACCGATTATATCTGAACATTCCCAACTTTGGTCAGCGTCTACGCAATGTTGTCCGCAAGTTTCCACCACATGGCGGCGAGTTGTCAGCAGATTGCGGCAACGTGCGGCCTGAAAGGAAGAAGAATAGAATAGAAGAAGAAGAGAATAGAAAGGACTTTGACGCTTTCTGGGCTTCTTACCCAAAGAAGGTTGGCAAAGGAACCGCAGAGGCGGCATGGGCTAACGCCGAACTGCCGGAAATCAACATCATCCTGAAGGCTCTTCACAAGGCCAAGCAATCCAACGACTGGATCAAGGATCGCGGTGCATACATTCCACACCCCTCCACATGGCTAAATCAACGCCGCTGGGAAGACTCCGGCATGGATTTCGCCGCTTTGACAGCAAAACGAGCTACAGGGCCATCCTCGACGCAAGAACAGGCCGTCCAGATAGACGAGCAGGATGCCATTTCATGGCTGATCGCCAACTACGATGTAACAGACAAGACCATTAGTTTCAAAGAATGGCCTGCCAATGTTCAGGCAGAATACCTCAAACAACTGAAGAAATGAGCAAAGCAATCGACAACATCCTCAACGAGCTAGGGCTGGAAACTCCAGAACTACCTCCAATTAACCGAAGGGAAGCCGCAGAGATGGGATTGATCCAGATGCGCGAGAAGCCTAAAAAAGGCCTGTGCGGAAAATCTGTCTTTACATCCCAAGCCAAGTGCGATGATGCTATCAAGCACCGACTGCGAGCCGGATTCGGAGGAACCAGTTTCTTACGAGCATACTTCTGCGACGAATGTGCCGGATGGCATATGTCCAGTAGCCACACCAAACTAAATAAATAAACTATCATGATCGCCATCGTTAACATTGGAGGAGGGGATGAGTCTAATCCTCTTGGAGAAAGAACCTACGAGGTTCGCATCAACAGCGAAGTAATTACTACTTTCAAGCACAAGCGAAGGGATGGACTTGGGGCTTGCCTTTTTGCGGCATCGAAGGCCGTAGAGAAATCTAAATGGTCAGCAGTAGAAAAACTTATACAGAAAATCAACCCCACCGACAAATGACAACCGACACACCACGCACAAATGCCGCTATCTGGAGGTTGACTACATTCTCATCTGCCCTGCTTGAGCATGATGGGGAGACTTGCAATGAGATTTATTGTGTTTCGCAGGATGAGGCCGAATGTCTCGTTGATCTCCTAAACAAGAAGGAACTCGAACTCGCCATCTCACTAGAGAATCAAGTTAAAGCACAAGCCGAGATTAAAGAAATCCGCAATGCCCTTGGTGACGATGGCCGCAGAACCCACAAGGAAATCCTTGAAATGGCATTCAAGGCTTCAGGGTGGAAGGTCTGGAAGGAGAAATATATCGACCTGCGAAACGCTCACATTGCCGAGGGTCAAGACCCCGCTGGCACAATATGGGAACACGCAGACAAGTTGCAGAAAGAGTTGAAAGAAGCACAGGCCGAGGTTAAAGAGATCCGAGCCGCATTAGGTGACGACCTGCTGGAGTGGAAAATATCAAATTGCACTCTTAGTGCCGAGGTCGCCCGACTCCAGAAGGAGCTAGACGCAACTTGCAATGCTGAAGAACTGCGGCAGGAACGCGAGACGAGGAAGAGAGCCGAGGCCGAGGTCGAATCACTTCGTGAAAAACTCGACACAGCTATCGAAATTGCAAAAGACGCACTTTGGTATGCTCGCATCTACGAGAATGAAATTCATTTCAATAAAATGGATGTCCTGTACCAGAAACTAGTCGCATTAAAAAACAAATGACAACCGACACACCACGAACTGATGCCGCTCGAGAGCGATACTATGACGGCAAAACCTCAGACTGGGTTCATTACACGATATGCGGAATGCTTGAGCGAGAACTCGCCGCATCCAAAGCCGAGGTCGCAAAGCTAAATCACCAACTCTTAAAAACAGAATCAGATTTGCTACAATCGCAGGACATCAATTCATTTTTAGATACCGAGTTTCGCATTGCTTGCAAGCGAGCAGAGAAAGCCGAGGAAGAGTGTGCTAAATGGCGCAAAGTAGCAGAATCTCTCACTCATAAACCAAGACCACAAATAGACCAGCGCAAGTTCGCCAAACAGGATTGGTGGGACAAGAAACTAGCAAACGACAAATGAACTACATTAATTATGAATGGGTTGCTTTCATATTATTATTCCCTGTATCTGTAATCGTTGGATGCATATCCGCAAACTGGATGAATAAAAATCGCGCATCACACTTCCCTTCAATTCCGCTAAAAAAACAAAAAAAGAAGAAGAAAATTAAGCAATCCATAGAACCAGACCCTGATGAACCACCATTGCCTTAACGCATCAGTTCCACAACACCTCTACGGACACGTTGCATCAGACATCCTGCATGGGCTGGATGGACGCAAAAACCTAGAGCCTTGCGTGATAATCGGGGTGACTAGCATTCCCTCCAGAGCATTGCATTTCTCCATTTTATGCGAATCAGGCGCACAATGGGCTAGGATACCATTGCACAAGCTCTACCACGAAGAGCCGGAGGATGGCGTAGAGCCGCACCCGATCACGCACCTGCAAATGTGGGATTGCCACGGCTGGGATTTCGCTGTCTGCCGATACGAGTACCTGAGAGAGATGAGTTGCCATTACCTAGACAGGGACGGCAACAAGGTTCCGGCAACCTACTGGTTCACGCTGGATCATACCGACAACGGATTCAGCCAGTATCCATCAGAGCATAAGTGCTATCATCTCCTGCTATTAGACGATGGATCAGGACAGATCGCGGCACAGCCAAATAACCGAATCGTATGGGCAGACGACTCATTCGTTAAGTCATCATCCATACCAAAGTATAAGGTCATGCCGCCAGTAACATGGCACGCAGAGATCGGACGCAACGCACAGGACACAGCATTCACCCAAGACTAACCACAAGACCAAATATGAGCCTCGACATCAACACGCCCCGTGGTCAGGAATCAGTGCAAGAAGAACGGGATATGCTAGACATCCTCAAAACAACTTACCAATCATCCCAGTTCTTCCACACACCAATAACCCGTGCCGCACTCATCGACGGCTTCGTAGTAAAGAATAACGAGCTAGTAGCAATCTATGAATCAAAGTGCCGCCGCGAAACAGCCAGAGACTTCAAAGACAAATACAATAACGAATGGCTTGTCTCTCACCACAAGATCAACTCCGGCGCATCACTATCAAAAGCATTAGCAGTTCCTCTCTGGGGATTCTTATACCTAGTTCCAGACCGCAAGGTAATCGCCATCAAGATAACCGACGACAAGGGAAACTACATCCACCCCATGCGTATCGAACGTAGGAAAACATCCAAGTGCTGTAACGGCGGAACCATGCTCGACACCTGCATTTTTATCAACATCAATAACGGATACTATCTAAACTAATGCAACCAACTGATGCAATAACGGAGATATTTAAGAACCATTAGCAATGTGAGTGTCAAGAAAATAACATTGCAAAAGAGTAAAATGGTCATTAACTACTGCGTGATGAACCCAATCCTACATAAGAGAATTCCCAATACACTTTAATGAAAGCACTTTCAAATCCACGTCACGAACGCTTTGCACGCCTGATGATCCAAGGTCTTGGTCAGGCGGAGGCATACCGCAAGTGTTATCCAGACCAAACGCCGGATTCGATTCGTGTACACGCCAGCGAGTTGTACAGGAAGCCGGAGGTGAAGGCTAGGATCGCGGAGATGCGCGAGTTGATAGACAGCCAGTTTGCAATGGAGGCTGGAAGGCGCAGGGACTTGGCTAGGAGAATGGCAGAGGGAGAGATCCCTACCAAGATTGTCAGGAAGGCTGATGGCAAGGTGGAGGCCATCTTTGACAGGCTGGCGGCTATGCAACTGGATGCGAAGCTGGCTGGCGATTTCGCGCCTGATCAGGTGCAGATTAGCCAAGGCCCGACACTCAAGCTGGAGTGGAAGATGGTTGGCAGAAATACCAACTTGTCGCCTGCTATGGAAGCGGAGTGGAAAGAGCTTGTTGCTGAGAATAACGAGCCGGAGGTGAGAGCATTGCCGGAGCCGCCGCAGGAGCAGGAAGACCTGTCGCACTATGCCGACATAGAGATACCCAAGGATCACGTTAACCTAGACAGCCTGAAAGAAATAATAGACCCAGATATTCAATGACTTCAGACATCTCAGCAATAGGTCATGCCACCTCTATTTTGTTTCTAATAGGGTTTGCATCTTTTGCTGTATGATCTACAAGAAAACAAGAAAGGTCTATCGACGAGGACATAAAGCAACACGCCGCCGCAAGGCCGCAACCCTATAAACAAATGAAAGCAACACTATCGTTTAACCTGCCAGAAGAGAGCCTAGAACACCATGACGCATTGCATGGGCATGAGTGGAAGTCCATTGTGCATAACCTGCACAGGGAATTGCGTAATGCTCGCAAGCATGGTCACAACTACAAAAGTGCTGATGAGGCATTGGAAGATTTCTTTAACGCAGTTACATATGAGGTTCTGGATCGTGGTCTAACACTTGACTAATAGTTGGACTAATAATTAGCTATTGACATCGCAAGTAGCGATAACTAATGCTCCGCTATGTCATACGAGTCGTCAATTCAAAGTAACCTGTCTACTGCCAACTTCCGGCAGTATGTTTTGGAATTGTTGAATAGGGTTATTTCAAACACGGCTTCTGCTTCTGCTCCCGAAGATCCTCGCATGAATTTTACTGGCAAGGGAAGGCTCAAAGTTAGCCCCTATCAGACCGTGTTCTTTAACACCTTCCAGTACGGGAAAGAAAGCGATGTGTGGGATGAGTCAACTGCATCAGGGGGTGTCGCTACGCACAACCCGAACAACTCAGGCGTTGACATGAGCGTAACAAGCACGATCAACAGCGAGGTCGTCCGGCAGACGCTCCACGTTATGAGGTACATCCCAAGCCGTACCAGCACCCTATCATTTTCCATTAAACTAAATGCTCCCGTGTCAGGAATCAGGCGCAGGATTGGGATAAACAACGGGACTGACGGCGCGTATTTTGAAGACGGCGGAGATGGCAATTATTATTGCGGCATCATGAATACTGGCGGAACCTCACAGCGTGTTGGCAGAGAGAATTGGAATGGCGACAAGCTGGACGGCAATGGCCCTAGCGGAATTGTTGCTGACCCTACCAAGCAACAGATGGTCAGCTTTGAATACGATTGGTATGGTGCTGGACAAGTCAAGATTGGATGGCTGATCGCAGGAGAGACCATCATTGTCCATACATTTGATACCGCGAATGTGCTTCCATCTGTCTGGTGCAAGACTCCGTTCCTTCCTATTCGCGTCGAGATCAAGAACCTAACAGGCGGTCAAGCTGGTGGGCCTTTCGTAATGTCTCAGGGATCTAATTCACTAATCAGCGAAGGACAGCCAGAGAAGCTAGGTGTAGCGCAAAACGTCCAGACGGCAATTACTGGCGTTAACACGGGATCTGCTAATACATTTACTCACCTGCTTTCCATTAGGCTAAAGTCCGCTGATCTTCAGGGAGTTGTGCTTCCTCAGTACTATCAGGTGGCTACGGTTGACAATACCAGCATCTTTTACAAACTGATCCGAAACGCTACTGTGACGGGAGGATCATGGAACGACATGGCGGACACCAATTCGTTTACCCAGTACAACGCCACGGCAACTGGATTTTCTGGTGGTATTAGCATTGATTCCGGCTTTGTGATGGCAGGCTCAGGTGGAACTATTGCCATCAACAAGGACACTCAATATCAGATTGGGCGCAGTGCTATGGGAACCGTCAGCGACACTTTGACAATCGTTGGAGCGTGTTCGACCAATAACAAATCGGCAGTTGCGGCAATGACTTGGATTGAGCAACGATAGCATTAGTTATTGACATGGCTAATGGCGATACCTAATAGTTTCCAATATGTCTAACGGATCTACGTCTGCCTATGCTGGAGCTTGCCGGAAGGATATTCCTTATCCTAGCGTCTCGCAGGAGTCGGTTCCTAGCCTGATTGATAACTTGGTAACAGCCCTGTATGGCACGATTACCAAGACTGTCGTGAACCGCAGGGTGCAATGGAACATCCCGTGCGATCCTAATAACACTAGCACGATCAACAATATTCCTCGTAATACTGGAGAGGGTCTTCTTTGTTATATTATTCGCGCATTAAATCTTACAGGTGCTTCTGGATTTGTTACTGCCAATGGGGTGCAAACTCTTACTAATAAAACACTTGATGCAACCTGCTCTTTGCTTGGGAACGCAACAACTGCAACAACTGCAACAACTGCAACAACTGCCATTAACATAGCTGGCGGCGTAGCCGGATCGCTCCCATACCAAACAGGTGTTGGAGTAACCACATTGCTTCCCCAAGGAACGGCAGGGCAGGTTCTCTCTACTAATGGATCTGGCGCACTTGGTTGGATCACAAACTCGACAACATCATCTGCTACTAATAATATTAATGGAGGCACTGCTGGCGTTGTCGTCTATCAGACTGGCGTAAACACTACTGGATTTACCGCCGCTGGTACTTCAGGGCAAGTCCTTACTAGCAATGGAACTTCAGCACCAACTTGGTCAACCAATATTGCAGGAAATGCAGGTACAGCAACGCAACTGCAAACAGCAAGAACGCTAGGAATTTCTGGTGATGTGACTGGGACAGCATCCTTTGATGGTTCAGCAAACGCTACGATTGCTGGAACTATTACCAACAACTCCGTTACCGCCGCAAAGCTCGGAACCAACGAGAGGCTTCAGCTTTGTAAGGCGTGGATTCAATTCAATGCCGCTGGAACAATTCTTGGTAGCTACAATGTTTCAAGCCTAACCAAGAACTCCAACGGAAACTTTACGGTTAATCTGACAACGGCCCTAGCAAACGCCAACTATTCTGTGTCCACTGGTATAAGCTATTTTGGAACCGCTGGAATGTCATCAAGTTATAGTGCTGAATCACTTCCCTTAACGGCATCTACCTTTGGGGTATATTATTACTCAGTGGCATCATCGGCTATCTATTCAGCCCAAGTCTTCGGAAACTAATATGCCATTCATCATCTACCCCCAAGCTGACAACAAACTCGCAGTCATCATCCCTACTGGTGATGTGAACGATGCCATTAAGGATGTTCCGCAAGGCACTCCCTACAAGATCGTGGAGGCTCTCGACATCGACGACTCCTATTTCAATGCCTACGAATACAATGAGGAAGCAGGCGCAGAGGTCAATATTGATAAGGCAAAAGTCCTCCACTTGGACAAGTTCCGTTCCGCTCGCGCACCAAAGCTGACTGCCCTAGACGTTGCCTTCATGCGTGCGGTCGAACAGGCAGACGCAGACAAGCAGGCCGAGATCGCAGCGGCAAAGCAAGAGTTGCGGGACGTGACAAAGGTTGAGCTTCCTGAAACGCTGGAAGAAATTAAAGCCGTCTGGCCGGAAATTCTTAACTAGCTCAACAGCTTGTAGATTATAGCCAAAAGCAGGAACCAATTGATTAGGCTAACGGCTAAGATAATTTTGATGTCACGTTTCATTTCTTTCTGACGTTTTTCGCTTGCATCTTTGATACAGCCATTCCATAAATAGTTTTCTCGCGAATGTTGTCCGGCAACTGCTGGACAAATATCTTTAGCCGCAAAGCATATTCTGGAGTCATGATCTTAATGAGATGGCTAAATTCCTCTCCAGCCGCCGCAAGTTTTATTGCTTCTGTGTAAGTGTGTGCTTGCAGTGCGTCTCTTTGGTTGTACATATTGGTTAACTAATACCAGACATATTGGCTAATACAAAGCATGAACGACACAGGATATACAATTACTCCTCCGCACAGCAGGAAGTATTATCACCAGCACGCGACGAACATCCGCAAGGAAGCAGACCGCGATGAGGAGATGGGCATTCTATATGCCGCACAATATATTCTGATGAAGACGATAGCCAACCCTGTACAGGTTGAGGAGATTGATATAAAGACTGCCGAGGATGTTGTCCGGCGTTATGTGCAACATCTATTGGATCACAATCACTTTGAGGCGGCGGCTACGATTCTTTGGGGTGCGGAAGTGTACGACTGGAGGCCCAAGAGTGGGCGGGATACATGGCGTTGCCTGTTTGAGCATGATCAGGTGCTGGTGCAGGGAGCAGGAGCTATGGGCAAGTGCCTAGCAGAAGGAACGCCTGTATTGATGGCAGATGGAACAATCAAGTCTGTAGAGAATGTAATCATTGGCGATCTAGTCATGGGGCCGGACAGCAAGCCTCGTCATGTTCTTGAGACTCATTCTGGAGAGTCTGAAATGTATCGCGTTGATCAAGAGCGTGGAGAGTCGTACACGGTCAATGAGAATCACATTCTGACTCTTGTATGCACGCAAAACAAAAAGAACGGCGATGGAAAAACTACTTCTTCAACCTATACCAGAGGAAAAATGATTGATATTCCGATCAAGGAATACATTGAGAAATCAGATCAGTTCAAAGAGTTCTACAAGGGCGCATATACAGGCGTTGCATTTGACGAACAAGAGGTTCCTGTTGACCCATACGTTTTTGGTCTGTGGCTTGGCGATGGAGGATCAAAATGTGTTGCTCCTACATTTACATCAATGGACGAATCCAACGTGACCGCATGGAATTCTTATTGGGAATCGCGTGGTGGAAGGATCTATAAAAACGAGAAAAAGGACAACAAGGCTGCAACCTATGTGGTTCGTGGACTTGGAAAGACACATGATGTTTTTGGCTTTGCCATGAAAGGACGAGAAAAGATTGTTCCTGATATTTATAAAATCAACTCTGATGATGTCCGGCGCAATGTGTTGGCTGGTTTCCTAGATACAGATGGATACATTGCAGATGTTGGATACGGATTTATCCAAAAGAACAAAGATGTTGCTAATGGTATTGTGTTTATTGCTAGGAGTCTTGGGCTGACTGCAACAATCACAGAGTGCAAGAAAGAATGCGTTAACAATGGAGTATGGGGAACATATTACAGAGGACACATCAGCGGCGATTGCACCATCATCCCATGCAGACTAAAGCCGATTAGAGAAAGGAGACAGCGGGTCTGTATTGGAAGAAAGATCACAATCTCAAAAGCAGGCGTTCAAAAGTATTACGGATTCTCTTTGGATGGGGATCACAGATTCCTACTTGGAGATTTCACGATAACGCACAACAGCTTCAGTGCAGGCGCATGGTTTTATTTGGATTGGTGGAGAGATCCTGAATACACCTGTATCAAGGTTATTTCGCTTACCAAGGAACACGCAGAGAGAAACATCTTTGCGAACATTAAGACATTCCATCGAACGGCATTGGTGCGTCCTGTAACAGATCAGGAAGACAAGGCGACAAGCATTCAGGTGACTTCCGACAACAAGAACGGAATCCAGCTTGTTGCGATTCCAAAGGGCGAGAGCGGACATGGAACGCTTCGCGGGTATCACCCAACTCCAAGGTTTGGGGCAGAGCATAAGCTATGGGGCAGGCTATCGCGCACCCATGTTGTGCTGGACGAAGCCGAAGAGATCCCGTCTGGAGTCTGGGAAGGTATCAACAACATCTTGTCTACGAGTGACACCGAGAAATACGCCGGACACATTAAGATTTTTGGTGCGTCCAACCCGAAGGACAGGACAAGTGCATTCGGTCAGCGTTGCGAGCCTGTGAATGGATGGGCATCTGTTGACTGCGAGGATGATCACGAATGGGAAAGCAAGGAGGGATACCATGTACTCCGGCTAGATGCCGCGAAGTGCGAGAACGTGATCGAACGCAGGATTGTTTACGGAGGATTGCAGACCTATCAGGGATTCATGTCGTACATGAGCAGGGGCAGGACGGCGGAGTCCATGACGATGGCTCGCGGGTGGTTCCCAGAGGAAGGAATGGCAATGGGAATCATAACGCCTGCCATGATGGACAACAGCCTTGGTATCGTGCGTTTTATCGGGCCTGTCGTGCCGCTGGCGGCGTTTGATTTGGCGTTGGAGGGTAATGACCAAGTAATGTGTTCCTATGGACGTTTTGGGCTTTGTGACGGGTGGACACCGCAAAGTGGTCAGTTCATTAGCTTTAAGAAGCCGCGAGTTGTTCTTCAGCTTGATAGCCAGATTCCGTTCCCTAAGAAACCTACGCTGGAACAGACGCAGGCTATTATCAAGTTTGCCAAGCAGATGAAGATTGGCCCCAACTGGCTAGTGGTTGACAGGACTGGAAATGGCGCAGGCATTCACGACAGCCTTTGTACTCTTTTTGGAGAACAAGTTATGGGAGTGAATTATTCATGGGCGGCGAGCGAGCATCACATCCTTGGGGACGACAGCCAGAAGGCAAACGAGTTGTACAACGGCGTTGTGACAGAATTGCTATTTGGGTTGTCGAAGTATTTGGAATTTGAATACCTGAAGATCAGTCCCAGCTTTAGAAACGAAGACCTGATCAGGCAGGCAACTTCTCGCAGGTACAAGCAGGCCGGACAGGGGCTAGTTCGTGTTGAAAGCAAGGGAGACTACTGCAAGCGGACAAGGAGCAAGTCGCCGGATGCGCTTGATTCCCTGTCCATGCTTGTGTACCTGATGCGCTTGCGTGGAGGGGCAGTTGCCACGATGACAGATCAAAAGCCGGAGAGAGAGCCGCGAAGCAGGCTTCAATCTATTGTTGACGCAATGGAGTTTGTTGACATGAGCGATTAGACAACCTTTAATAAGAAAAAGCCTTATTAAAGGATAATAGAATCGTCTTTAATATGTAAATTTGCTATAATGGATAAAAAAACAAAATTACCGCAAGGCCGCGAGTATCGTTGTCCGGCTTGCCAAACTGCCTGCAAGCCTCATAATTGCCCTACTTGTATGGATAAAGCCTCTGAAGTGTATAAGAGGATGAAATAGTTTTTTATTGCCGTGTGGAGGAATGGTAGACTCATCTGCCTTTGAAGCAGACTTTTCTAGGTTCAAGTCCTAGCGCGGCAGAACTACTAATTGTAAACGTTTTAGTAGATAATTAGTATTTGCAAGTTATCTGGTAACACTGAAAACCTTGACTAATCTTAACAAGTGCATAGGATTTGTAACGCAGTCCAATGTTCCAAGGCAGGCGAGCGAGACTCCAAATCTTGCTGGCTTGGTTCGATTCCAAGGGGCTGTGCCAATTTTTGCTTGCCAGTTACCGAGGAATACTCGATAACTCAATTCAAAGGTTCCATCTGATTGACAAAAGCCCACGGGCTTTGCCGAGTAAGGTTCACCTGAAAGGGTAGGTTGGATGGTCGGGGTGGCCTAACCACTAGTGTCTCTGGCGCACGAATTCTGCTCGAAAAGAGTAGCCAGAACAATTTCTCCAGAAACTCTTCGGAGTCTGGATGCGGGAGTCGGTGCCGTATGGCATTCCTATCCCAGCTTAAATCGGGGGAGGCATTGAGGGGCAAGTCTGGTGGAGTTAGCCATGTGCTACGATCCAGATACTTGTAGCGACATGAACCTCCC